TTACGCTATATATCTTCTAAAAGATGCTTTTACATTAGATTCACTTACAGTGACGTACATCATGGTTGTATCCGGTTTTTGGTGTCCGGCATAGGCTTGAATCTCTTGTAGCGGTATTCCTCTACTTCCAGCATCCGTGAGTAGGGTTCTTCGGAACTTATGCGGATGCGCATGAATATCTGTCTTTTTACCTAACTTAGACAGCATTGACCATATAGCTTCCTTTCCCATTCGGTTATGTGGTTTTCGATTTGATACAAATAACGCTGGATTCATGTCATCCCTTGACATAAGGTACTTCTTGAGATGATATGCGCATTCATCCGTCAGATACACTTTTCTCTCTTTCTTTCCCTTTTCTCCGTAAATGATTACTTCCTTGTTTCCCCAATCAATATCACTGCGGTTCAGAGCTGTTACCTCACCGATACGTGCTGCTGTGGAGTACAGGAACTCCATAATTGCCACATCTCTCTGACTCTTAGCATTGCAACGTAGATGCTCCCTCTCTGCGGATGTAAACGGCTTTTTGATGCGCTGTGGCACTTTCATGTGCTTAATGCGTCTCATTGGATTTTTGCTTATGAATCCCTCGTCAGAAAGCCATCCAAAGAATGATGAAAAGTATCTTCTAAGCGTGTCCATGTACGAGATAGACACTTTCCTTGTCTCCTGATACATAGCAAGGTAGTAGCGGATATCGTTTGTGGTTATGTCCTCAAATCTCTTGTTGAGATAGTTGACTAGCTTGGTTACACAGTCCACATAGCGGTCAATCGTACCTTGTGAGCAGTTCTCCAAGCGTTTACTTGCAATGAACAATTTGAGAATCTTATCCCAGTGAGATTGACTTGTTACCAATGAGGTACATTCCTCTTGAAGCTTAACTCCGTGGAACGAAATATACAGCACATTCTCCAATTTGTGCATCTGTTCCTCGGTCAGTTCCTCTTGCATCATGTTTACAACATTTTTGATTATCATGTTAATGTCTTTTTCCATAAAAACACCCCTTTCTAAGCCAATTATGACTCAAAAAGAGGTGAAATTAAATGCTTTATTTCGGTTCATGAAATAGGGAGTGTGCATGGTTAAAAATCACGCTTTTGCTATTTTGATACGGTTGCAATCCAAGAAATATTTGGTTTTGCACTCGATGTGGTACAAGCGTTTGAAAGCTTTATTTTAAAACCATTTTTTGTTGTAGAAACGTAATCTACAAACGCAGTCAAATCTCCATATGTAGCAAGGCTTGAGCCACTCTTCAAAGTACACACGACTGTAGGTGTAGTATTGAATGGCTTTTTAAAAACAACATCTACTGTCTTTATGCTGTTTGGTGCAATTTCTATGGCTTCAGTTGTCCCAGATTGTGTATTGCTATTTTATATACACGATAGCAAATAAAGTGTTTGATGTTTTGCATTTCATAATCAATTTATTATCATTATTTTTGTATACAGCATAAAATCCTGTTCCAACAAGCTTATCTATTGCTGAATATATTTCTTTTTCATACACAATAGTTGCAGAAGTTTTAAGAATATAAGATTTTCCACCGTATACTTGCTCTGCATTTTTACCGCCTACGAATATCATGATTTCTTTTGTATTATTCGGAATGTTTATTTCAACTCCGTTGCCAATCGGAATATCATAACTTTCAAATTTTTTCCATACTTTATTGCTATTTCACCAAATGATAATTGCAGAATTCTTTCCACTAAAATTCAAAGTAACATTTCCTGCTTTAAGATTGACGTTGCCTGTTATTGATGTTGCAGAAGCACCACATATAGATTTTACCGTAATTTTATCAACATAGTCTCTTGTTACTAGAATTAAAGATTGACCAACAGCATTAACAGTGCCAAACACTATTGCTGTTTTATACCTTTCTAAATCAATTTGGATAGAGTTGTCATTTACAACTGTTCTTTTGCTCTTGCTATTTTATGATTAAATCATATTTTTGTTAATGTCATTACAGTCCACACGTTGGTTGAAACTTTTAATGTATTACCATCCAAAACAAAATTAGTTTCGGCTAATCCTGACTTGATAAAAAGTATACCACCAGTTTTTTCTTTTGACGTTCTGCTAAGTGCTACAGCGAACCCCATGTTTTTAATATTGTCTCCGTATATTCCTGAATAGCAAATTAGATACGAACTTCTATCGTCTAATATAATAGATATGCCATCTGAAGGATTTATTGTAATACGTTTTGCATGAGTTAAACTGTTGCTATTTCACCAAATGATAAGTGTATTTCTTATTTTTAAACAATAAACGGTTGTGGATTTACACACCACAATGAATCCATTAATATTATAAATCGTATTATACCATAAAAAAATAGACTGCATAAAAATTATCTTTATACAGTCTATATGCATTATTCCATTTCAGCTAATTCAATCTCAATGGTATTGATTCTATCCCTGATAGCCTGCCTCTTTGCATTCAGTTCCTTAATGTCATAAGGAATCTCTTCACCGGAAAGCTGATATTCTAAGGCTTTAACAATCTTCCAGTCACCAACCTCTGATGTATTAGCCTGTAATTCTGATCTAAGCTCTCTAAGTTCTGCTTCCAAATCCATTTTTTTAATATTTTCTTCCATATCATTCTCCTGTTCCGAACAAAGACACGTACAGTGCATCCATGTTCTTAATTGTGTAAGGTTTGGCATACTTTTTCGTAGTACCTCGCCATGATTTATAATGTTCCCTAATGTACTTCATGGTCATTTCGCCATTTTGTAATTTTTTGTGAAAAGTTTTTAATTTTCTTCTTTCACGGACTACGTTTTTCTTTACTGGTCTTCGTACAATCTTGCCTGTGTCGGTCATATATATGAATTGTTTTAAGAATACGAACCCTTTGCTCAATTTACATATCTGTGTTTTCTTTTCATTAAGTGTCAAACCGAGTTCATCAGCTATTTTTCGTATCTTCGGCAATAGCTGTTTTAAATATTCTTTATCGTGATGTATGACATAAAAATCGTCCATATGCCTTGCGTAATATTTATTTCCCTCTACAACTGTACAATATGTATCAATTGGAGTAGGATAAAATACTCCAAATATCTGTGACGCTTGCGAACCGATGCCGAGACCGACACCATCATCGTTGTATGAATATATAATAATTTTCAAAAGATTTATGGTATCTTCATTCGGTATATATTTTTGTAAAGCTGAAATCAATTTGTCGTGTGGTATACTTTCAAAGAATTTTCGAAAGTCACATGTCAAAATATACCCATCATTTCCATGCTCCACATAATATCTTCTTAGATGCTTTACTAATTGCTGTCTAGTAAACTCAACACCTTTGTCCTTAATTGATGCACCATTATTATATATTAGCTTCGGATAAAGAATTGGCTCTAAAATGTTATCACAAACTGCCCTTTGTAATATCTTATCTCGGATACTTGGCGACTTGATATGTCTTGTTTTGCCACGTTCAGACACATTGAACTCAACATAATTATCAGGAATATAACTCCTGTTCTTTAATTGCTTTTGCAATGCATTTAGATTTTGAAGAATGTTTGATTCGTATTTCTGCATTGAACATTTCCAGTCAACATTTTTCTTACATTCCTGGAATGCTTTATACAACACATTTATATCAAGCAAAATTTCATAGCTATTATTTTTCATATAATTCTTTCCGTTATAAAGTCACACGCTTATAGCTTTTAGACGTATCCATCAGCGTCATGTGAACTATTTACCATTACTGGATGGATAACACTTCCTTCGTAAAACATGCGTTCACATAAGGTGATAGTAGCATGTCATTCAAATCGAGGGCGAACATAGTTGTTCGCATTACTAGCGTCGTTGTAGTTGGAATTCCCATTGTTGTTGCAATTGCAGAACTCAGACGCAGACGTTTACAAGCGTTACCCCAATATTATCTATTTTCCTAGTTTCTTCAATCGGTCTTTTCTCTTTTTATTGTCACTTTGTCTCCAACCCTTTAACAAATCAACTTCTTTTTCGATCTTGTCTAAAATTGGTTGGAACTTATTAATGTCGGTTTCAAAGCAAGCAACAATATATTGTAGTTCTTGAATAAGTGAGTAGCACTCAGATATTGCTACATCTTGATATTGTCGTCTGATGGCATATTCATCATTTAAAAAGTCATCAGTTGGATATACAGAATTTGCTCGTGTGATATTATGAATAATTGATTGTAATATTTTCATAATAATACCACGTTCAAATTCTACAAACCAAGATGGATACTCACTTTGAAATTCATGATTTGGAGTTTTCCCGTATTTCGCAAAAATTTCATCAATTACACGCTTATCGGCATCATCAATATCTTTGATAACACTAGCAACAGACTTTGAATTTCTTCTTGTCCCAAAGTCTCTTAGCATCCACATTGTAATTGCTTTTCTCATTTCTATTGCGTTTTTGTAAAACTCCATAGAGGAAAGACTTCTTAAGTTCTTTAAAACTGACATGTAGTATTTCCTTTCTTTTTATCATCTTCAATCCCACCCACAAGGGGTGGTGATTTCAGATTCGCTACGCTGCGATTACGAAGCGAGGGCGAACATAGCCGCCCGCACCACTAGCGCCGCCGCAGCTGGAATACCCACCGTCGCTGCAACAGCAGAACCCAGACGCAGACGCCACGTCTTTTAGCCAGCACCAAGCTGAACGATCATTAATTGCAGATTTAGAATTTGCAAACAATTCAAACTGATGGTTTGCGTTTCCTGTATCCCATGCGGCGGACGACCAAACTATAGAACCGTACAGTTCAACCTCACTCATAAGAATCGCCTGTGCGTCAATCCATTCCCATCCGTTTGTACAGCCATTAGCTGTTCCGTAACGGTTTACACCAGTAGCATTGATTTTGTTAGTTACAAGTTCTCTTGTTTTCTTTAAGTGCGCTCCAAACTCTGCATATAACTGCTGATTAATCGTTGCGTCAGCCGTCGTTGAACCACTTGTAGCTACAGCACCTAATACTGTTGTGTTCATCTCGGATGCTTTATATCCACCCTCTGTAGTATTTGTTGGATTCATGCGACTTCTACCGAAATGCTGTGTTCCGCCAAATCCTTTTCCCGGTATCATGACGAGATGATTTGGTGTTAAGTCAATATTATCTCCGTTGTGTGCAAGTCCACCGATAGATGCGATTGTTACCCAATCAGTACCAGTCATTTGCAGTGAGGAATCAGGATTCTTTGCCGAAATTACACGAGACATCTGAAAATAATCTCCTGCATAAATATCCTGATATAATGAATATCCGCCTGTACCATTAAGACGTTTCCACAGTGAACCATCCTTGTAATAAGATGTGATATCTTTTGGTACAAGACGTGGAATGTTGTGGAACGATTTGCTATTTCATCTATGACTCCAATATGGGTACAATCATCCACTAAAAATCCAGTACAATTATCTTAAGATTGCATAAATATCATAATTAGCTGTATTAACATTGAATCAGAATTATAAGTATTTAAGGAGAATGGTGATGGAATATGTAGGACGAGAAGAACATACAGAATTTGCCAAACGTATCGAGGACGAGCAGCATAGACAGAATAGACGGATTGAGCTGTTAGAGGAATCTGTAAAACAGAACACAGCACTTACGGTATCTGTTGAGAAGCTTGCGAATAATATGGAAAGTATGGCAAACGAACAGGCGAAACAAGGAGAGAGACTGGAAGCCTTAGAGGGCAGAGATGGAGAAATGTGGAGAACAGTAGTTAAATATGTTCTCTCAGCAGTCATCGGACTTGTGGTCGGAGTGGTAGCAGCACAGATTGGATTAAAATGATAAGGAGAATGAACATGGAACAGATTATCAATTATGTAAAGCCGGAACTTATTGTTGTAGCTATTGCACTGTACTTTATCGGTATGGCAGTGAAACAGAGCGAAACTATCGCAGACAAGTATATTCCTAGCATCTTAGGAATTGCTGGAATCGTGATCTGCGGTATCTACGTGATTGCAACTTGTACTCTTAGAACTGGACAGGATATCGCAATGGCAATGTTTACCGCAATCGTACAGGGAATTTTAGTGGCTGGATTAAGTAATTATGTCAACCAGTTAATCAAGCAGAGTGGAAAGGAAGAGTAATTATGACAGAGCAGACAGTAAAAGAAATTATTAAGAGTTTCGCCTACGGATTATCCGCAAAGGAAATCTCAGACAATGAAGGAACGTCATTGGAAACAATGCAGAAATTTGCAGAGGAACACGCAGCGGAGATCGAGCAGAAGAAAGCAGAGCTGAAAGAAGGTGGCTGGTATGAGTAAACTCATTATTGATGTCAGCTACCATAACGGAGTTATTAACTGGGAAAAGGTAAAGGCATCTGGTTGTGCCGGAGCTATCCTTAGATGTGGATATGGAGATGATATCGCATCACAGGATGACAAACAGTGGATTCGTAACCTTGCTGAATGTGAAAGACTTGGAATTCCGGTGGGAGTCTATCTGTATAGCTATGCGACTTGTGACAGACAGGCACAGAGCGAGCTTGCTCACATCTTAAGGCTGATTAAAGGTCATACATTCCAGTTACCTATCTTCCTTGATGTGGAAGAGCCGGGAACACAGAACTATGCTCCTAGATGCTGTGAGATTGTCTGTGAAGGACTTAAGGCAGCTGGATATACTCCGGGAATCTACGCTTCACTGAGCTGGTTCAACAACTACCTTGGCAGTGTTCGTGGTAAATACATCGAATGGATGGCAAGATACAAGAATCTCCCGGAAGATACATACAAAGGTCAGTACGCAATTTGGCAGTATTCTTCCAATGGTTATGTAGATGGAGTCAGCGGAAGAGTAGATGTCAACCATTGCTACATGGAGTTCGGTGGAAGTGTTCAGCCTGTCACACCTTCTGTTAAGCCGGCACCGGCTACAAAGAAAGATTTAGGACAGGTTGATATTACATATCAGGCTTTCACGGATAGATGGTTGCCACCAGTGGTGAACAAGATTGATTGGGCTGGAAAAGGTGATAATGTATCGGTCAAGTGGCTTGCTATCAAGGTAAGTAAGGGAAGTATCCGATGTCGAGTATACACAAGAAAGAATGGTTGGCTTCCGTACCTTACATTCGGCAACAGCTATGATCTGAATGACAAGGTCAATGGAATCCTCGGAGATGGTTCAGAGATCCTCGCTGTTGAGCTGTACTACATCACACCGGATGGATATAAGTACAAGATGGTTCATTACAGAGTTTCTGTACAGAACAATCCTAACTTCTATGCAGATCAGGTCGATACGCTGAACGCTAGTGGCATGGACGGATTCGCAGGGGATAAGAAGAGATTCGTGGACAAGTTTCAGGCTTGGATTGAGTAAAAATATGCCCCGGAGCATTTGACTCTGGGGCGTAAATATTGTATCATGTGAGGGGGCAAAAAGGGGGCAGAACATTGTACTTTGTTGTACGGTTTCGGTGCTGAAAATGCCTTAAAGTGCGATATTTCGCAGTAGTTTGTACCTATTTATATATACAGCTACTCCCCTAGACAGCTTTGAACCTTTCCCCGGAAGTGCCCGTAAGTGCGGTGTTTTCGGGGTTTTTCTTTTGTGGAAATTCCAATCCGTAGGAATTTTACAGACTTTCCTATGGACTTACAGGCTTGAAAGAAAAAAGCAATTCCTTGTTGAAGATTCTTTCACTTGTCATAAAATATGTTATACTGAAGTTAATTGAAATGGTGGTTCAAGGTGACGGGTTCTGCAGAAGGGGAAGCCGTATGAGCGAAAAGAATTATGAAACAAGTGAATTAAAAGAACTGAAAGATGCGTTACAGACGTTTACAGAGTTTGTATGGGAGATGGAAGAATATCTGCCGGAATTTTATCATTTTTTTGATGCGATGAGGCAGAACATTGAGATTTTTCTTCAGGTTGGCGAAGAGGATGAAGAACAGATTCATGAGATTTTGGAACGGGATTGGGAGAAAGCACATGCACCGCTTGTGGGAGTACAGTGTTATGATTTTCAAGAATCACATCCAGAGGCAGAAGCAGGAACTTGTGTTTATTTTGCGAATCTTTTGACAGAAATCGGTCGTTTTTTTGAACCGATGAGTATGTTGGGAGTGTTTTGAAAGAAGTGAAAAGGAGGAACGGATATGGCATCGTTTTTAGAAGACATCACACCATTTTATGGGACAGGAGAACGGAATGGGAAAGGACAGACACTGGAAGAATTTCTGGAAGAATATGATCCATATCGATATAAAAATCCGTGTTGTACAACAGACACAGTTGTTTTCTCTTATAAAGATGAACAGGCACTGAAAGAAGGACGATTAAAGATACTTTTGGTTAAGAGAGGAAATCATCCCAGTATTGGGTGTTGGGCTCTTCCGGGAGGATTTGTAAATTTGCGGGAGAATCTGGAGGATACAGCAAGACGGGAACTGCAGGAAGAGACCGGAGTCAGCGGACTTCCGGTGGAACAGTTTGCCTGTTATGGAGATTATCAGAGAGATCCGAGAGCGAGGATCATTACAAGTGCGTATCTTTCTATTGTAAAGGAGTCGGATGTAAGTGTGGAGGCCGGAGATGATGCGGCAGATGCGGCGTGGTTTGAGATAGAGATGGAACCGGAGACAGTATATGAAGAAGATGGATGGGAAAAGACGGAATATCATCTGACAATTCAAAATCAGGATCAGAAAATGAATGCAGTTGTTCAGAAAAAGGAGCTGACAGGATTGGTCAAAGAAAAATACTATGTTGTAAAAGAGGGTGGAGGAATTGCAGTGGATCACGCGGCTATTCTGGCACAGGCTTATGAATTATTAAAAGGCAGATTGTAAGAGCAGAGTTACTGTTCACTCCCGTGTCAATCACTCCGCTGATTGACACGGAGGATGCATGCTTTGGCTTGAATGCATCTCGCCCCATCGCCAAAGGCGATTTAAAATGGCGAGATGCGTTGCTGGTCGCACATTGTGTGAACAGTAACAGAGGAGGCGAAAAGAATCTCTTGTGGTTGTTCTTTTTATGTGATAAGATATTGAGCATGAAAGCCTGTAGGATAAATCACAATTCCGAAGGAATGTGACAGATCATCCGGATGGTACTTATGGTTAGTAGGAGGAAGATATGGAGAACGAAACAGTTTCAAAGAATTTTATTGAACAGGAGATAGATAAGGATCTGGCAGAAGGAGTTTACGATCATGTATGCACCCGTTTCCCGCCGGAGCCGAATGGATACCTTCATATTGGTCATGCGAAGTCTATCCTTTTGAACTATGGACTGGCAGAGAAGTATAATGGTGAATTCCATATGAGATTTGATGATACGAACCCGACAAAGGAGAAGACAGAATTTGTTGAGTCTATCAAAGAGGATATTAAGTGGCTGGGGGCTGACTGGAAGGATCATCTTTATTTTGCATCCGATTATTTTGATCAGATGTATGAGTGCGCTGTGAAGCTGATCAAGAAAGGAAAAGCATTTGTCTGTGATCTTACAGCAGAACAGATGCGTGAATATAGAGGAACTCTTACAGAGCCTGGAAAGGAAAGCCCATATAGAAACCGTTCTGTAGAAGAGAACCTTGAACTTTTTGAAAACATGCGTGCAGGAAAGTATGCAGACGGAGAGAAAGTTCTTCGTGCAAAGATCGACATGGCATCACCGAATATCAATATGCGTGACCCGATCATTTATCGTGTTGCCCGCATGACACATCACAATACAGGTGATAAGTGGTGCATTTATCCGATGTATGATTTTGCTCATCCAATCGAGGATGCAATCGAGGGAATCACACATTCCATCTGTACACTTGAGTTTGAAGATCACAGACCGCTTTATGACTGGGTTGTGAGAGAATGTGAATTCGAGAACCCACCGCGTCAGATTGAGTTCGCAAAATTGTATCTTACGAATGTTGTAACAGGAAAGCGCTATATTAAAAAGCTCGTAGAAGATAAGATTGTTGATGGATGGGATGATCCAAGACTGGTTTCTATCGCAGCGCTCAGAAGAAGAGGATTTACACCGGAGTCAATCAAGATGTTTATTGATATGTGTGGTATTTCCAAGAGCCAGAGTTCTGTTGATTATGCGATGCTTGAGTACTGTATCCGAGAGGATCTGAAGATGAAGCGTTCCCGTATGATGGCTGTGCTTGATCCGATCAAGCTTGTGATCGATAACTATCCGGAAGGAGAAGTTGAATATCTGGATGTTGCGAACAATCTGGAGAACGAAGAACTTGGACAGCGTAAAGTTCCGTTCTGTCGTGAACTCTACATCGAGAGAGACGACTTCATGGAAGAACCGCCAAAGAAATATTTCCGTTTGTTCCCGGGGAATGAAGTTCGTCTGATGCATGCATATTTTGTGAAATGTGAAAGCTTTGTAAAGGATGAGAATGGTAACGTGACAGAAGTTCACTGTACTTATGATCCTGAGACAAAGGCTGGAAGTGGATTTACAGGACGTAAGGTGAAAGGAACAATTCATTGGGTTCCGGCACCATATGCACAGAAAGCAGAAGTAAGACTGTATGAGAACCTTGTAGATGAAGAGAAGGGTGTATACAATAAAGAGGATGGTTCTCTGAACCTGAATCCAAATTCTCTGAAGATTATCAAAGATGCTTATGTGGAGCCAAGCTTTGCAGATGCGAAAGCTTATGATAGCTTCCAGTTTGTAAGAAACGGATTTTTCTGTATCGATGCAAAGGATTCTACACCGGAGAATCTGGTATTTAACCGTATTGTTTCCCTGAAGAGTTCTTTCAAACTGCCGAAGAAATAA